GATGATACTTTAGAGATGGCAGAGCCTAAAGATTTAGGAATGGCGATTGAGTTGATTGTAGAACATTTTAACACCAAAGAGAGATGAAAGAATGTAATTGTAACACGCCAAGCATCATAGAATTGTGCAATAGAGACAAAGAAGATTATGGAATTGAAATGGATTAGTGTATTAGTGATCTTCCTTATTTCTTTACATATAGTAAGAAGGGAGTACAAAGGATATAAGCGTTTAAAAGATAAATCAAAGCGTTATGATTAAATCATACTTCAGAAAGCGTAAGCACATACGAGAGGTACAGAAGTACCTAGATATGCTGATGATTGACAATGTAAATCTTTCCATACAAGCATCTAGGTTTGGCTGGACAGAAGATCTACAAAACCAGATAACAAACTCTGCTCTACTGATTAGAAAGTATCAACGAAGATTAAGGTTGCTGAGGTTTTGATTCAAGTTCCAATTACATCTAATATGCTACAAGAAGCCCAAGACCGATTTGACTTCGGAGTTCTCAATGGATCTATAACCAATGGAGCTGGAAACTTCGCTGGAGCTTTAGGTGAGATTGCAGCAATACATTATCTACGAAGCAAAGGATATAGAGTTGAAGATACTAGCACTTATGATTACGATATAATCGTAAACGGACATAAGGTAGATGTAAAGACTAAGAGACAAAAACAAAAGCCACTAGACCATAACAGAGTCGCAGTATCTTCTTGGAATACTAAACAGAAGTGCGATTTTTATTTCTTCGCTACGGCACTATATGATCATAGCTATGTGTATCTGAACGGATACTATCAGAAAAAAGCATTTTTCGTAGAAGCAGATTTCAAGAGAAAAGGCGAGAAAGATCCCGAAGGAGGAAATAGCAGTTTCGTATTTTCACACGATTGTTATGTTATGCATAACTATCAAATACATAAATTCAAATGAGTGATTTTCAAAAATTCAAAGATGCCGTCAAGATGATGGCTCTGTTACAATTAACGCTAGAGCAGATGGATACGCTCAAAGGTACTTCCATCTATTCACAGAAGATCAAACAGAAAATTAATAATCTAGAGCGAGATATCGAAGCTATCGTTAGAGAACCTATGAGTAAGTTAGATCAGACAGATGAGCTTATGATGAATGACATACAGAATAAGATCGAAATGATATTAGGTCTGTCTCTAGAGGAAATGGCTCAACTAAGGGTAATAATTCAAGAAAACAGAAATGAGTAAATACTTTGATATTGAATTGTTCGGCTATCAGCACATAGATAGTGCTTGGTGGAACATTACTTTTTTTAGAATCGCTAGTGCTAATTGGTCTTGGCATCTGTTTATGATAGAAGAAAACAGAGATGAGATCTTTGTACAATGGTTCACATTTACGATGACTAAATGAATCAAGTAGGATCTGATTTAATGCTAATCAGCAAAGCAAACTATATGAAACTGCTAGAGATTATGATTCAGCTAGACCGAAGAAATAAACTTGCACCAGACGAAAGAGAATTTTTGCGTAAATTAGTTGAATATCAATAGGGTTATATAATTATGGAAAAAGTAAACATTAAAGACATTCGTCCTAATCCCGACAACCCTCGTGTGATTAAGAACGATAAGTTTCAGAAGTTAGTAAAGAGCATCAAGGAATTTCCACAGATGCTAGAGCTACGACCAATCGTAGTAAATGAAGATATGGTAGTGCTAGGCGGTAATATGCGACTCAGAGCATGTGAAGCTGCTGGACTGAAAGAAATCCCAGTAATGTTCGCACACAATCTTACAGAAGAACAACAGAAGGAGTTTATCGTCAAAGACAATGTAAACTTCGGAGAATGGGATTGGGATGTGATCTTTAACGAATGGGATGTAGAGGAGCTTGACGATTGGGGTTTGACTACTTTCAATGGATCACAAGGTGATGTTCTAGATAAAGTAAACAATACTGAAGATGAAGAATGGGTAGGAATGCCCGAGTTCGAAGTAAAGGATTCTGCGTTTAAGATCGTAGTCAGCTTTGAGAGTGAAGAAGATAGAGAGCAGTTCGCACAGATGGCGAAGCTAAAGTTCTCAAAGAAGGAATCACGCTCTTGGTCCACTTGGTGGCCATATAAAGAAAGAGATGATTTGAAATCACTCAAATACGAATAGTATGCAAGAACCGATATTCATCGCATCTCCTCCACGCTCTGGCAGTTCTTTAACGGGACTGCTTTTGCATTCTTTTGGTTTATGGTCTGGAGATACTAAAGAGGCCAATGAATTTAATCCTAAAGGATTCTACGAGAACCTAGAAATCAGTCAGCTACTGATTGACTATCTACGAGAGAACGATACAGAGAATCTAGGCAAGAGATATCAGCCATTGATATTAGACAAGACTGACTCTAGTATCCGAGAAAAGATATTTGACATCGTAAAGTCTCAAGGACTTAAAGAAGATCAACCTTGGTTCTACAAAGATCCTAAGATTGCTATATGCAGAAACTTACTTGTTGATGCTTTCCCTAATGCAAAGTGGATCTGGGTAAACAGAAGTCAAGATCGTACGATACGCTCTCTGATGCGTACAGACTTTATGGATGCTTATACTACTGAGAAAGAATGGGCATCATTCCTAGCCGTATATGGCTTTTACAAGCTAGATCTACAACTCAAGACCAATGTCTTTGAGCTAAACATAGACAAGGTTATGAATAAAGATCAATCTGAAGTAGACCGATTGTCAGAGTTTCTAGGACTAGAAGCTGATTTCAACTTATCTAAGCTGCTAATATGAGAACAACCAAGTATCCCGTTTATGTACTATCCAAAGGTCGTGCAGACATCTGTAAAACATCAATATGCTTTACTGAAGATGGTCTTGAGCATTATCTAGTAGTTGAACCACAAGAATACGAAGAATACAGAGAGAATTTCCCTAACGGAAATATCCTAGTGCTTCCAGAGGGTCATTACGGCAAGGGAGCAATCCCAGTACGAAATTGGATCTGGTCTCATAGTATAGCTAATGGCTTTGATAGACATTGGGAGTTTGACGATAACATACGATTGATCGGCAGACTAAATAAAGGAAAAAGAATCCGAGTCAATGCGTACTACGCACTTACGGCAGTAGAAGAATTTACGGATCGTTACGAGAACATAGCGATATCGGGATTGAACTATCAGATGTTCGTAACAAACGATACAAAGAAACCATTCTACCTTAACTGCCACGCATACTCGGCACTACTGATAAAGAATAACATACCTTATCGTTGGAGATTAAGATATAATGCCGATACTGATCTATGTCTACAAGTACTACACGATAAATGGTGTACGATAAACTTTAATGTGTTCTTCGCTGATAAAACTACTACTATGGTAATGAAGGGTGGTAACACCCAACGCTATCAAGGAGATGGTAGATTGATAATGGCTAGAGTGCTAGAGGAGACTTGGCCGCAGTATGTAACTACTACTTGGAAGTTCGGCAGACCTCAGCATTCGGTTAATTGGAAAAAACATTTTAAACATCCACTAATCAGAAGAAAAGACATTGATTGGGATAACCTAAAAACAAACAACTTCGGTATGAAGCTCAAAGCAGTAGATGAAGTAAAGAGCGAATCATTGAAGAAAATACTCAAAGAAGAAAATGGCAAAAAATGACATAACTAAAAAGGCAATGCTAGAAGCACTTGAGAAGTCTCTTGGCGTTGTTACTTCTGCTTGTAAAGCAGTAGAGATATCTAGGGAAACTCACTATCGTTGGATGAGGGAGGATGAGAACTACAAACAAGCGGTAGATGATCTTGCTAATGTAGCTTTGGACTTTGCAGAGAGCCAACTGCATAAACAGATTAAAGGTGGTAATCCTACTGCTACGATATTCTATCTAAAGACTAAAGGAAAGAACAGAGGATACATAGAGCGACAAGAGATCTCACACGAAGGGCTCAAGACATTTGAAGTAGAAGAAGTGAATGAAGATTAAGGTCAATAAAGTTTATGGGCATTTAAAGAGATCTACAAAGAAGATCGTTGTTGAACAAGGCGGTACACGCTCTGGTAAGACATACAACATTCTTCTGTGGATCATCTTTCATTATTGCTCTAAGAACACTAACAAGACCATCACCATAGCTCGTAAGACTTTCCCAGCAGTTCGTAGCTCTGTTATGAGGGATTTCTTAGATATCTTAAAGCAAGTCGATTTATACCGAGAGGAGAATCACAACAAATCGTCTCACGAATATATACTGAACGGCAATCGTGTTGAGTTTATATCTATGGACCAGCCACAGAAAATCAGAGGACGAAAAAGGGATCTCGCATTCCTTAACGAAGCTAACGAACTCAACTACGAAGATTGGCAACAAATCATATTCCGTACTAACGGCAGAATCATACTTGACTACAACCCTTCAGATACATTCCATTGGATCTACGATAGAGTGATACCGAGAGATGATACTGACTTCTTTCAAACTACATATCTAGACAATCCTTTCCTAGATCAGACTATTGTAGATGAGATAGAAAGACTGAAAGAAACTGACGAGCATTATTGGCGAGTTTACGGACTCGGAGAGCGAGGAACAAATCGGGCTCAGATATTCCAATTCACGACAATACAACAGATCCCTAGCGAAGCTAAATTCTTGTCCTACGGAATGGACTTTGGTTTCACTAACGATCCAAGTGCATTGGTTGCTTGTTACCAAAAAGGTAACGACTTGTACTTTGAGGAAAAGATCTATTCAACGGGAATGACAAACCACGACTTGGCTCATAAGTTTAGAGAGCTGGAGATAGGAAGGTATGATGAGATCTTTGCCGATTCAGCAGAACCTAAAAGCATAGAGGAGCTTCATAGAATGGGCTGGAATATAAAACCAACTCAAAAAGGTGCTGATAGTATCAACGCTGGTATTGATATGCTGAAAAGATATAAATTGCACATCATAGGTAGCAACCTAATGAAAGAGATGGAGAACTACAAGTGGATGGAAGATAAAAACGGGAACCTACTAAACAGACCAGAGGATAAATACAATCACGCCATAGATGCGCTACGATATGGAGTGTATAACAAATTAAGCAAACCTAATTATGGGAGATACACAATTCGTTAATGTAAGCATACCAGAAAGTCTTTCTGACATAAAGCTATCTAAATACAAGAGATTCTTGATGATGGCTAATGAAGAAAATGGAGATGAACAAGCTCTGTATCACTTCTGTGGTTTATCACCTATCGTCCAAGAGGGGATGAAGAAGAAAGACAGAGACTATATCCGTAACAAAATAGGTATAGTCCTTAACGAGAAACCATCACTTGTAAAGATCTTCAAGCATAAAGGTGTTGAATACGGATTTCATCCGAAATTAGAGGACATCTCGATGGGGGAATATATAGACCTTGAAGAATATCTGAAAGACCCTTACAAGAACGCTGAGAAGGTTCTAGGAGTATTGTACAGACCAGTTACAAGTAAATTATATGGCAGACATTTAATTGAAAATTACGATCCAGACAAACACAACGGACTAGGATTTCAAGATCTCGGTGCTGACATTTTCTTAGGGTGTCTGCTTTTTTTTTATCGTTTAGAGATCAGTTTGCTAATAACTTTCCTACGATCTTCACAGAAGGAGACGGAGACGAACCAACATTTGATAAACAAACTCAGTTCTCAAGAAAGTGGGGTTGGTATGGGGCAATTAACCAGATTGCTGGAGGGGATCTCCTCAAGTTTGAAGAAATAACAGAGCTTCCAGCTCGTACTTGCTTGACCTATCTAGAGTTTATGCTTGATAAAGCAGAAGTCGAGAAGTATTTGGCAAAAAAATCGTCATCTTTCTGATAGTTGTTAAAAAATAGTGTTTATATTTACACTATCATTAAAACAATAGAGAGATGAAAACATTTAATTGCTACGGATTCCTAGAAGATCTAAAAGACACTATCGAGCAGAGTAATGGTGGAGATGTCTATGACATCATTCATCAAGAGATTGACAATGCAGTTATGTACTATGCAGATTGCTTCGCTATCGTTCAAGAACTATTTGTAACAGATTGGAAAGATTCAGAGTTTGGAGAAATTACAAACATCCAACAACTCGCATATGTTTCTTTATACGACTATGTAATTGATAACCTAGAAATCCCAGCAGAATGAGTTTGTACGATAAATTAAGCCCAGAAGCACTCAAAGTTGTAGAGCGAGAAATGGAGTTGTATCCTAATCTTACCAGAAAAGCAGTTGAGTCAATGAAGAACACAGACTTTGTAACAGAGCTTAAAATGGGTGATGCTTTAAGCATCTCAACTATGTTTAGTTTTGAGCTTTCTTTTAATAATCTTTATGAATTTTTCAAGTGATGGATCATTTAGACATTGAACTTAGAAGCTACCAAGCGAGACAAGATGCTTGGTGTCATATCTGCGGAGAATATAGCTACGATGATTGGAGATGCGAATGCTGCCAAGAATGTGAGCAAACTCATTACGCTTGTGAATGTGGTTCAGAAGAAGAAGATGAGCATTTAGGGATCTAATGGTGGTTCATTAGGTTTGGTTTGGTTGAGGAGGTCTATGGTGGATCTCCTCTTTTTTTATCCCTATTTTAGCGAATAGGGTTTTTTAATTGTATGAAAAAAGGTTACTATCAAATTACGGAAGCGATCAAGACCTCTCTAGAGGCAAATGATCATATCAATCAGATCACTTGGGGTGATATCTTCGATGTTGATTTTAGAAAGATGGATATGTACCCACTTGGGCATGTCATTACTGGTAACGCTACATTGAACGAGCGAACTATTACTTATGAGTTTGATATTCTAGTAATGGACATCGTTGATTATAGCAAAGAGCCAAAGGACTTATGGGAAGGTAATATGACCAAGCAAGACATCTACCATAGGAC